CCTGATTGAACCTGCCCAGGACTACAGGAGAAAACCCGCCACTAAGGACTATTGGATGCGGCATCAGGCAAATCCGTATTGAGCAGAAGCGTAGACGGTCGTTCCATCAGTGTAGGCGGTGATAATATCAATGGCTCCCGCCGCAGACGACAGAGTCGGTGGAGAGCCACCAGCCCATTTCCACGCAACCGACCCCGTTGACGTCCATGTTGTAATGGTTTTATTGCCGCCCGTCCCTTGCGTGATGATCAGCAAATAAGTGCCGCCCGCAACAAGGTTGGTCATATTGAGGGTTGCGCCAACATCATTAAGGGTTAATGACGCTACTGAACTTGTGTTTGCATTCCACGTAATTGAAGCGGAAGACGTAAGCGCCGTCGGCGTGCTGTATATCTGAGCCCCGCTAATATTCGCGGTTACGGAAAGGCTGGTTCCCGTTGCGGCGCCAATATTCGGCGTCACAAGCGTCGGCGAATTCCAGAAATAGGTCGCAAGTTGCGACGCTGTAACTTTCACCGGACCGACGCCGGCTGTCTGAACGTCCGGGAAAAGGTCAGTCCCCGCTACAGCGCCGCCGGCTGTAAGTTGGGAAATTGATTTATTCGCCATGTCACGCTTCCTGTAGCAGGATGGAGATGCCGTCTTCAAGCATCAAGAAGTCCGTCAGATTTTCAATCAAAATACCATTTTCACCGACGGGTCCAAGTTGCTGAAACGACAGGCCATCGCCTATCGAAAGCCCCTGCGATCCGCCAAGGCCCTGATCAGGACTGAGACCGGGAGGGGCGGCAAAACCCATTTAGATTGGCCCATTGCTTGACTGAAGCATCGTCGTAGAGACAGAACCCGTGCTCGTCGTCGTCAGTATCACTCTTGCGAACTTCGGAGCGAAAAGGAAGTTGCTCTGCTGCGTCGTCGTAGCTGCTACGACCGCTGTATCGGAAGTATTCACCCAAACCATTGCGCTTGACGCAACCGGGCTGAATGGATCATTCGGATCATCAAGAGACGACTGAACCGTGTAAGTGGCCGATCCCGAGACACTGCACTGAATGGAGATGTTCGACGGCGCAAAGTCGTCGAACCGAACCCACGGCGATGACGCGGTGTTCGTCATGCCGACCGTGATCGCTCCAGTTGTTCCCTCTGAAACAGTGACGCTGGTTACGGTAAGGAAGTAGCTTGTAGTCGTTACGGTCGCGGCGGGGCCAGGACCAGCAAGCGACTCCGTCTGAAGCGCACCCATAACATTCGTGCCGGTCACAGTGAATGTCTTGTTGGCCTCATTGCTGCCGCCAGACGTGATCGTAACCTGACGGGCCGTGGATCCGGTAAATGTGGCGCCAGCAAAAGAGCCAACCTGAACGGATCCGCTGTTTCCACTAACGGCCACATTGCTCACCGAAGTAAATCGATTGACAGAAGACTTCGCCTTCGTATTGGCGCCAGTAATTGCCTCTGTCAGTGGCTGACCATTAACATCTGTTCCCGTAACAGTGAATGTGATCGCCGTATCGTTTGATGCGCTCGTGATGTAAACATATCTCGGCGAAGAGAAAGAAACCACAGTCGCTGTCAGAGTAAGATTGCCGGCTCCAGCCGGATCCTGAGACGTAGCAATGTTGTTGATGCTGAAAGTCGCGCCGGCTCCGTTGAGCACAACCTGACCCGGCTCAGGAGACTGGGAAGCCGCGATCTGATTGGTCACCGCCGCTGTCACCGGACCAACTGAAACGGTCTTGGCCTGCATTATCGTTTTCCCTCTTTAGCCTTACCGGAAGGAGATACCGGCCACGACTTGCGCTCAGGCCCGGTCTTCTTCGCCGAAATCGTTTTCTTCTGGCTCTTCGTCATTGCCGACGCAGCGGCAGCAGGACGACAAGCCGGATAAGGACGCTTGCCCTTCTCACCTTCTACTCTACCACATTCTTTTCCGGTTTTCACATCCCGCCAGTCCTCAGCGAACCATTTCCCGAGGCCGCCGCCAGAAGCCTTGTTGACGCGGTTATCTTCACCGGACCATCTGCCACCGTGCTGCTTATACCATTTTGACGCCCATGCGTTTGCATAGGCGCTGGGATAAACATCAAATTTGGCTCTGGCCGCCGCCTTTGCCCGGCCCCATAAACCAGAGTTTTGAGGTTTAGGCACTTGGCGCCTCCTCACAGGAAAAAACAGTTTGATGCCTTCTTATATAATCATTTGCCTCTTCGTCGTCCTCGGAAGCGAGCAAATATATCCTTGCCATCTCAAGAAGCATTGGATCGTCTTTAAACTGGCCAAGACCTTGATTGCACCTGTTGCAAAGCATGCCCCTAATCTTATTGGTTCTGTGATTATGATCTACAACCAAATCGGAGTTAGCGCCGCATATTGTGCATTCTTTTGTTGTCTCAATAAGCGATTTTAGCGTCTCGTCATCTATCATATTCCGATAAACCCCGCGGCGCGTATTACTTCGATACGTTGAGCGGCAGGCTCGGCACCAACTATCAAGCCCGTTCCGCTTTTTGTTATGGAGCGGAAAGAACTCAGAAGTCTCTGGTTTTTCTTTTTTACACCAAGTGCATGTTAGCATCTTACATCCCATTTTTTCAGGGCAAGATTGATGCGACTGTTGGGATCATGGGCCGTCTTGGCTGAAGTTAGCTTTTCCTTCATGCCGCACATACGAGCCCGAAAATTCTCGCGCCTGGAAGCAGCTTTCGGGCTCTTCGCAGCCTGCTCTTTGGATACTGGCGGTTTGAGGTTGTGGCCTTCAGCCTTCGCCGAGGCTCTACCTTTTGCGTTCAAGCCGCCTTCAGGGTTCTTCCCGGCAGATCGCTGCCAGGCAGGTGACTTCGCCATGACGACTCCCCGGAATGGAAAGACGGGGGCCGCAGCCCCCGTTATCCGCCTTAGTAAGGCTTCGGCGAGGCGCCACGCGGCGAGCCGCTGTGCGCTGAAGAGAAGACGCCGCCACCCGTCGCGCGAGCCGGCTTCTTGCCAGCAGCCGCAGACGACATGACGGCCTTGCCGCCCTTCTTCATGCAGCCGCCGCCCTTCTTGAAGCCGTCAGTCTTTTCTTCGGCTTCCTTGATCGTCGAAGCCTTGCCTTTGTAAGCGCCCATGAGAACCTCCTATTAAGCGTTTTCAGCCTGAAGATAGCGAACAACAAGATCGCCAACACCAGCGCCAGTATTCGCAGAAAGAACGTAGACAATAACGTCGGAGGTTCCGACATTTGACCACTTGCCGGTGCGCGTCGCATCTGTGCCGGGCGTAATGGTATTAATACCAATTGCACTCACGGTAACAGAAGATGCAAGCTCATTTGCTGATGTAGTTGTCCCAACGCTGATGACAGGCGATGCGCCACTCCACCCAGCTGTGTTGAGAAGTTGTATTTGAAGGATATGACTATTTGCGGGGATGCAAATTGTCGTAGCTGTAGCCGATGTCGTCGCGGCTTGAGTCAGGGCGACTGTTTGCGCCATGACGCAATATCCGACATTCTTGACCGTTCCAGCCGTCGAGCCGGTTGTGTCAAGAACATTACCAGCCTTGATGGGCCCGGTGAAAGTTGTAGTTCCCATATTTACCTCCTGCACAAGGGTTGATTACGTCGTCTGTGCAGCGTCCGCTTGGCCGGTCGACGTAATTTATGCGCCAAGAAATGCAGCCCCCGAAGGGGCTGCAATTTATCATTAGGTCGGGAACGACCCAAATATAGACCGGAAGTTATAATAGCCGAAGCTATAACGCTCGTAGCCCTTAACCAGCAGGTTATCCGTCACAAAGTCGACCTGCATGTCGGATTCGAACTTAACGCGCTCCATGTAGGAGAGGCCGTCAATGTTCGTGAGCAGGAACCATGCGCGCGACGACGTCAAGAAGTCGTTGACCATGTAGCCTTCCGGCAGACCGCCGGCAGTCATCATGATCGCATTCACGTCATTATCCGCTGTGCCGGGGCGAAGCTCCGTCTTCGTCAGACGGATCGCCGTCGGCTCCAGGGCCGCAGGAACGACAAGACGACGACCGCGGGCAAAGACCTTCAGGCCAGCCTGATCTTTAAAGTTCGTTCTGATGGAGATCATTCCATTCAGAAGCGAAGCTTCATTAAGATCAACATCAACCGCAGGACGGTTGGCGACCGTGCCGCCGTCAATCGGATGATCCGTGGCGATAAGAGCCTTGCCGTCGCCACCGACCGAGGCATTATACGTCGTCGCCGTGTTGAGCACGTTGGCGCCGTAAATTTCCTTGGTCTGCTGGAACGACTCAATCAAGCCGAGGTTAGACGGCATGAACTGGGTCTTATACAGGTTGTCGTCGATGGCTTTGCGCGTGATCGCATAGCCAAGAGCAATTTCAGTGTGCTCCTGGTTATAGACGTAACGCTCGCCGGCGCCGTTATCAAACGACGTCTGCCCACCTTCAGTCTTTAGCTGAGCAAGGCCAAGAAAGCGCATTTCCGCAGTGCGCTCAAGCGCCATCTTGGAATCGTGCTTCGTGAAGATCTTGTCATACTGAGACGGAATCTGCTCATACTTGCCTTCAATGCCCCGGAGGCCGGGGAGGAGAAGGTCTTTGATGGCGGAAAGATTAACAGCCATAGTTCCCTACTCCTTAAGCGATGCCAGTCGGGCCAGCACCATTGGTGCGGCTGGAGGCGTTGTTGAAGGCGACGATCACGCGGTTGTATTCCGAAGCAGCATCGGTCCCTTCAGAGCCAGGAGGGCTCTCAACAAGGCCGATGATGATAAACGGATGCGTTACCGTCGTAGCAAGCGTATCCTGATCAACAGAGGCAGTTGAAAGGCCAGTATCCGTATTGCCATTCGGCGTTCCGGAAAGACCGAGCCCATAGCCGATGTTGATATACTCGCCAATGTTGGCGAGCGTAATGGCGGCGGTGCCGCCGGCATCAGCAGACTGAACCTCAAACTGCATCTGCGGATTGCTGTAAAGATAAGCCTCTACAGATCCGGATACAGCGTCGGCGCCCGGCCAATAGTTTGACCAAACGGGGCGCTTCTGGGAAACCGAAGTGTATTTGCAGCCCCAGAAAATGCCTTCACAGCGAACGGTGCCGCCAGCAGACATCTGGCCGATGTAACCAGTGGTCAGCGGAATGACAGGATCGCCGCGGAAGATTTTGGTCGTATTGTCATACGCAATTTGGCGCGTAGACAGCTCATAGGTCGGCGCAGCGCCATTTCCACGATACGGAACAAAACCGAAAGGCGCATTAGTGTTCGCCATGACGGATTCTCCTTTGCTAAGGAGGCTTCATCATCGCGCACCGGGGCGATATGGTAGCCGGGATAGGGTTAATTCCTTCGCGCCGGGGAAGGAAGGCAGGCGAGGCGGTTGGCCATCTAGCCTTGCGAGCAATTATTGCAGGTTGATATTCAAATGTAAAGAGGAGCCTTAGCCCCTCTTGTTTTGCGGAAAATAATTCCCCGATCATTCGTCCGGAATGGGCATCGCCGCATAGGACTTCTTGATCTGCGGCCGGACCTTGGCGTGATCGCGCGTCATCGTCCCTTCCGGGGCTCCAGCAAGCTGCTGCTCCTTGTATCTAACCTGATCGCGAGCTCGCTTCAGCTCAATTGACTGACGCTCTCTTACGATTTCAGTCGGACATTCCATAAGAACAAGGCCGTCTCGCATGATGATGTCATCATGAGCGGCCCCCTGTGGCATCATTTCAGGATGGCGGCCGGCAGGAACCGTTGTCCATCCCTCTCGCTTCACCCGGATCTGATTGGCGCTGTCCTGAAGCTCATAGGACGAAAACCGTTTCCAGTTATACGTCCAGCCATCAGGGATGCTGTCAGGATCGACGTAAAAGCGATCCGTCCCCTCATCAATCTCGCCAAGATGGCCGCGCAGTTCCTGAGCTCTCTGGGCGGCTCTGGCGCGAGGATCATCATCTCTCATTTGCGGCCTCATCTCTGTGCGCTCAATCACCGGATCCGGCATATCCTCTTCAGGTCGCGAAACCCTTCCAGCCAATAGTCCGCGAGGACGACCGCGGGTCTTTGATGTAATATTTTCCATATTTATCCCCATTAATGCGTGAGCTTGCCTTCCTTCTGAAGGGCAACCTTGTGTGTGGCGTATTCTTTCTCGGTCATGCCAAGCATCTTCGCCGTGTCTGCCTCTTCCCGTGTCAGGCGAATAACGCCGGGACGTGTTCCGTTGCCACGGGATACGGGCGCCGGAGGAGGAGAAACCGATCGACGAGGAGCCGGAGCCGCTGCGGCAGACATGGGATCAGGTGCTTCCTGCTCCTGACGGCGGATTCCGACGCGCTGCTCAATGAACGAGAAGTATTCGTCTGAATCCGGCTCAATACCATCTTCGACAGCGTCCTCATGCGCCCTGAACATCTTTCGGATTGCGCGATCGTCCCGAAAGGCGTCCTTGTTCTCACGCAACCATGAGGCAGATCGGGGCGATACCGTCTGCGCCATTTGCTCCACGCGATCAACAGGCGGATCGACAGGGACGACGGGTTGCCTTTCGGCGGCCCTCACCTGCTCCTTCATGACCTTTTCGCCACGCTTCAACTCAGCAAGCTGATGCGTGTTCTCAGCCATAGCCTGCTGGATCTCGGCGGCCTTGTTGTAATCGCCAACAGCCATGCATTCGCTATAGGCGGCCTTTAGCTGGTCGCCTCGACCCTTAACCGTCTCAATTGCGGAGACGACTAAGTCGTATTTTGACTCAATCGTCTCAGCATATGCCTTGTTAACCTGCTGATTTGCCTGCAAAATACGTCTTTCGGCGTCTTCTGCGCGGCGTTTTTCGGATTCCAGCTTGCGTTTTAGTTCATTGATACCTTCTTCAGGCTCAATTTCGGCCTTTGCGGGTTTTTTATCCTCGACTCTTACCTCAATTTCCGATTTTTCTTCGGATTTCGGCTCATCAAGAATGACTTCGACGTCATTTTCATCATCTGCCATATCACCACACCTCATCTGGACCAGAAATACGCGCTTTAACCTGCGTATCAGACATCATTCGACACAAAACGCCATTTACAGTGATGCTCCAACCGTCGCTGGGACGAAAAACGAGCCAATCATGCAATTTGAATGATGCTTCATTGAACCATTCGCCGCTTTGGTCCTGAAAAGCAGCCGGTCCCATGCCAATAAGCAAACCAACCTTGCCCTGATATCGGTCTTCATCGACCGTTTTATCTGAAAGGTAGATTCCGCTTTTTGTTTTCTGCGGCCGGATATAAACGGCGCACAGTATTTGATTGTTGAAGATCTCAATGTTCGACGTATCCCCGATTTGATCAAGAATAGTCTTTTTAGGATCAACCCCATGATCCATTAGCATTGGCGGCATAGTAATTCCCTTCCTTATTCCCGCGGCTTTCCACTGCATATGGCGTCTGCTTCAGCCATATACTCAATCGCGAGCCGCAGCCCCGCGATCTTCCCCGCCGTGTGGCGGTATTCTTCAAAGTCTTGGACTTGTCCCCAGGACATATTTTCTCTCAATCTCTCAATCTCTATTTCGATCAATCGTTTGAGCTCATGCTCAAACATATGAGTTCGCGTATACATATTCAACCAGCCCCTTCAACTGGCCCTTCCTTTTGAAAAGTGGGACCGCCGCCAAGGAAGGGCCAGACGGCGGTCCCGTTCGCAGGCCTAGTGGCCGCGAAGGCGTTGAGACTTTTCAATCTCCATCTTCTGCATACGTCCCTTGCCGCTCTCGGCTCCGGCGGTCATGTCGCGGAACGACTTGACGGCGCGGCCACCGGTCTTGCGCGTCGGAGCGCCATGATGCTTTTTGGCGATATCGGTCTTCTGAAGCCGACCCTCGCCCGATACGGCGCCGGCCTCCATGTCCTTGTAGGACG